AGAAAGCAATCCGATCCATGGTGGAATCAGAGCCGACCGATGAGCCGGTACAGTTGGCCGTTATCTTGCATCCAAAACAGAACAAAGACGGCAGCGAGTGCAAGACCATCATCGACCTGGACAACTGCCTGAAGGTGGCACTCGATGCACTACAGGGCGTGGCGTACCAATGACAAGCAGGTCCGAAAGATAACCGCAGAGTATGGCGACCCGTTACCAGATGGCGGGCTGACTGTTTCGGTTAGCCGGCATTGACCATCCCCCCAGTTGTGCTATCTTTGGAGTGTGGTGATATTGAATTGTTGCCACCTACGGCGATCTGCCTGACAGCCGGGAAAGACCGGCCACTACACGCATGGGTTCTTCGGGCAGATTACTGCGCCGTGCTGCTCATACAGCGAAAGAATCCAGCCGTGTGGGTGGTGAATACTTAGGCGCTTGGCAACGTACAGGCAACGTTGGCGGTAGATGGGATGGCAACCCTATCACTACGACAGCCAGCCGCGTACACGCAGTCTATGGTGGTGGCCCGATTGCCAATCGGAGGACCGACCTAAAGCCATGACGGATACTATGGGCCGTCCACCATCCGCAATCCTTTCTCCCCCGTCGCGTCCTGTTGAATCCGCGATAGGTTCCCCCGTAGCAGGGGGCTTTTTATTCGGACCATCCCGGTCCGCTCTACTGATCTAGGGCAGCAACCCCTAGACGCTCACCCATAATTCTTTGAGGTGGAGCGTGGAACGGACTCTATTCACGCTGGCATTCCTGCTAGCCGCAACAGCCAACGCCAACGAATGGCGCACCCAGGATACCGTCCGTGAGGCAGTCTGGCAGGCAATCAACATCGTGGATATGGGCACGACGCTAGACCTAGCCAAGCAGAACGAGCAATTAGGCTATCAGCGGTATACAGAGATCAATCCGCTCATCGGCTACAACCCAACGCCAGAGCAGGTAACAGAGCGGATGCTCATTGGCGCTGTGGCTCATGCCGCCATAAGCTACGCACTCCCGCACAAGTGGCGCGAGGCGTGGCAGTACCTGTCAATCGGCACATCCGCAGCCTTCGCAACGAATAACCTTGAGATTGGCCTGAAGGTTAACTTCTGACCTTTACACCATCCACTGTAACAGTTAATCTACACACATCGCCGGCTGAGCCGGCATCTTGAAGGCTAGGGGCTGACAAGTGAGTGAAGAATCCCGCAAAGTGGGGGAAAGTGCGGAGCCAAAGCGCAACGGCGCTAGAGGCATAGGCCGACAGAAGGGCGTTCCGAACAAGTCAACCAAAGCCGTCAAAGAAGCCTTGCAAGAGGCGTTTGAAGGCATGGGCGGCACTAAGTCGCTGATCGAGTGGGCTAAGTCTGAGCCAACCGAGTTTTACAAGCTGTGGACGAAACTCCTGCCGGCTGAAGTGAAAGCAGAAGTGACGACCATTGGCGACCAGCCCATCGGCAAGATCCAGATAGAAGTAATCAGTGCGAACCCTCAAAGTCCGGCTGACTGACCCGCAGGCGCGGTTTCTTCAGCTTCCGCACAAGTACCGGCTGTTCTGTGCAGGGTTCGGGGCAGGCAAGTCTGAGGCGATGGCGAATGCAGCCATGATTGACGCTTGCGAGTCGAGCGACACGCTTATTGGGCTGTATGCACCGACCTACGACCTAGTACGACTCATCACGGCGCCTCGCATCACATCAAAGCTGACAGAGCACGGCATTCGGCACACGTACAACAAGAGTGAGAACGTCATCTATACCAGCGCCCCTAGGTTCGGGGACTTCATCTTGCGCACGCTGGACAACCCCGAGCGCATCGTCGGTTATGAGACATACAAGGCGCACTGTGATGAGCTGGACACCCTGCAAAAAGAGCACGCGCGCCATGCCTGGAACCAGGTTATTGCCCGCAACCGGCAGACGCCATCCGGGGTTACCGATCCGTTCAACAGGGCCAGCGCATACACAACCCCTGAAGGCTTCCGATTCTGCCATGAGCGATGGGTAGCCAAGCGAACAGACAGCTACGGCATGGTACAGGCTCCGTCATACAGTAACCCGTTCCTGCCAGACGACTACATCGACAGCCTCAGAGAATCCTATCCTGCCGAGCTGGTGGAGGCATACATTGAGGGTCGCTTCGTCAACCTGACCACAGGGACCGTCTACAACGCATACGACCGTGAGCGATGCCGGTCAACCGAGACTATCCGCGAATTGGAGCCGCTCTACATCGGTCAGGACTTCAACGTTGGCGCTATGGCCAGCACGGTCTACGTCAAGCGGCCAGACTGCTGGCACGCTGTCGATGAGCTTACCGGAATCTATGACACGCCGGCACTGATACAGACGCTCAAGGATAGGTACGCCGGCCACAGGCTGACCATCTACCCGGACGCCAGCGGGAACAGCCGAAAGACGGTTAACGCCAGCGAGTCCGACATATCCCTGCTGAAACAAGCCGGATTCACGGTCAAGGTTAACGACTCAAACCCTCGCGTGAAGGATCGCATTCTGTCTGTTAATACAGCCTTGACTAATGGTAGAATGCGTGTCAATGAGCGAAAATGCCCTAATGTGGTATCATGCCTTGAGCAGCAGGCATACGATAAAAACGGCGAGCCGGACAAGTCTAGTGGCTTCGACCATATGTGTGACTCCGCCGGGTATCCTATAATTTTCGAGATGCCGGTAGTCAAACCAGCTACACCGATGAGCTTGTCTCTCAAGAGGGCGTACTAATGTCAGTCGATTTTCAGCGCAGCGACTATCAAGAGGCGCTCCCAGGTTGGGAGATGGTCGATACACTGTGCGAAGGCGAGGCAGAGGTAAAGAAAGCCGGCAAGCTGTTGCTGCCTGACCCTGTTGTCGCCACTGGCGAGACTAAGCAGGAACTTGAAAGCATCTATCAGCGATACCTGCAACGCGCCCTGTACGTCAATGTGGTGGGCCGTACCCGCGCTAGTCTCATCGGATCCGTATTCCGTAAGAATCCCAAGCTGTCAGTACCTGCTAACCTTGAGTACATGGCAACCGATTGCGATGGCAACGGTCTGTCAATCTATCAGCAGTCACAGAAAGCAATGGAAGACACGCTTACCGCTGGCCGATGTGGCTTGCTGGTGGACTTTCCGCAGACTGATGGCGCTGTCTCCGTCGCTGACATGCAGTCTGGCCGTATCAGGGCGAATCTGTGCCACTATGACGCAGACGACGTTATCAACTGGCAACACACTCGGCAGGGCGGTAAGTCGCTGCTATCAAAGGTAGTGTTGACCGAGGAGGCTGACGCTACAGACGGATTCGAGACCAAGACGGTCAAGCAGTTGCGTGAACTGTCACTGGACAATGGTGTCTACGTTGCCCGGCTCTGGCGCATGAATGAGAAAACGAAGGAGTGGGAGACTGTCAGCGAGTCCATGCCATTGCAGTCGAATGGCCAGCCGTGGACGTTCATCCCGTTTACCTTCATCGGCTCACTGAATAACGACAGCAGCATTGATGCCGCGCCTCTGTTCGACCTCGCGTGCGTGAATCGCAAGCACTATCAGCTCGGGGCGGACTGGTACAATGCGCTGTACTACGCCGGCCAGCCGCAGCCTGTAATCAGTGGGCTTACTGAGGAATGGCGCGACTTCCTGCAAAAGGAAGGTATCGTAGTCGGCTCTCGCGCTCCGTTCCTGCTGCCTGAAGGCGGCGACTACAAATACGCCACAGTATCCGCAGACACAGCCATCCAGAAGGAACTGTCCGACCTTGTAGCAACGATGGCCATGCTGGGCGCTCGTCTGGTACAGCCCGGCGAGGCTACGAAAACAGCAACCCAGTCCGCAGGCGAGCAGGAAGTCAGCCATTCCATTGTGTCATTGTGCGCTGACAACGTGTCGGACGCATATACGCAGGCGCTTGAATGGGCGCAAATGTTCATGGGCGGGACCGGCGAATGTGAGTACCGGTTGTCTAATGACCTTGCCGTTATTGCATGGGATGCCGCCATGTTGTCCGCCATCGTAGCCGCTTGGCAATCCGGCACCATGCCCAAGGCAGACGCGGTTCGGTTCCTGCAACGTATCGGCCTTGTCGATGCTGAAAAGACTGTCGATCAGATTCTTGAGGAACTGGACGCAGGCGGTGTAGACCTTGGCTAACACGGCCCTGGTATCGCTGGCCACTCGGCAGCAGGTGCTGCTTGAGCGTCTGAAGGCGTCGGACGTCAAGAATCTGGAATCCTTCTTCCGTGAGGCGGCGGACGTCATCCGCAAGCGGCTAGCATCCGGCGAGCTAACCGAACTGTCAGCGGCACGCGCAGAGGCGCAGCTTGTCGCCATCCGTAACGACCTGCTAACCATCTACGGAAACGCAGGAGCGCAGATCAATGGCAACCTGAAAGACCTAGCAGACTATTCTGCTGGCGCTGAATCACGCGCACTACAGACGGCGCTGGTGGAAGGCGTAGAGCTAACCATACCGACAGCCGCGCAGGTTCTGGCCGCTGCCAATGCGCGCCCGCTGACTTCTGGCAAGTCTGCTGTGATGCTGGAATCGTTTATCAAGGATTGGTCAACGAAGTCAGTGACCTCTGTCGAGAATGCTATCCGTGTTGGCTACTTTGAAGGTGCCACGAATCAGCAGATCATGCAGAGAGTCATTGGCACGAAGGCTAACCGGTACGCCGATGGTGTGGTTGATGCGACGGCGCGTGATGCTCGGGCCGTGGTACAGACGGCCATTCAGCACGTTGCGCAGGTGGCTAGAAGTGAGGTCTACGCGAGCAACTCGGACATAGTGGCGGAATATGAGTGGGTGTCTACGCTCGACAGCCGCACGACTCCACAGTGCCAGGGACTCGATGGCCGCACGTTCCCAATAGGAAAAGGACCGCTACCGCCAATCCATATCAACTGCCGGTCCAGCACAACGCCCGTCATCAACAACAAATACATCCGCGAGACACTTCGCCAAGGCCAGACGCGCGCATCGGTAGACGGCCAAGTGCCGGCTAACCTGTCGTATTACGAATGGCTCAAGACACAGCCCGAGTCATTCCAAGACCAAGCGCTAGGGCCAATGCGTGGTCAGTTACTTCGGGATGGCGGGCTGTCTGCCCAACGATTTCAAGAGCTTCAGCTAGGCAAGAACTTCGAGCCGCTGACACTCGAGCAGATGAAAGAACTAGAGCCGGTGGCGTTTGAGCGTGCCGGCTTATAACGTGGTCTGTGACCACACAATCGCCCGGAGGGCACTGTAATGCTGAAACTTGAAACCGATAGCCTTGATTCCATTGACGAGCCGTTGCGCGGTCTTTATGAGGAAAAGGAAGGCAAGTTCCGCCTCAAAATTGACGGCCTGCCAAATGATGAGGGGCTGAAGAAGAAGAACCAGGAACTGCTTGACGAGCTTAAAGGCTTCAAGCGTACCCAGAAAGAGAAAGACGAGCAGCTTGAACGTGAACGGCAGGAACTGATGGCCAAGAACGGCGACGTTGAGTCACTCCGCAAGAGCTACGAAGACAAGTTCGGCAAGATAACCTCCGAGTTTGGCGAGAAGGAAAAATCATACCAGCAGCAACTGCAACGGCTAACAGTCGGGCAGGCCGCTACCACGTTGGCCGCTGAACTTGCAATCCCTGGCTCGGCTGCTGTACTATTGCCACATGTGCAGGCGCGTCTGTCTATGGAAATCCGTGACGGCGTACCTGTAACGGTTGTTATCGGTAAAGACGGGAAGCCGTCTGCATTAACGATTGACGACCTGAAGTCCGAACTTGCAGCAGAGCCGGCATTTGCGCCGATCATTGCAGCAAGCAAGGCAGCCGGGGGTGGGGCCTCTGGTGGTGGTAATGGCGGCGGGGCCGCGAAAAAGGCAATAACCCGTACCCAATTCGACAGCTTGAATGCTGAAGCCAAAATGGCTCACATCAAAGCTGGCGGAACCATCACACAGTGAGGCTTTAAAAAATGACCACGAATACCCTGACTAACCTGATCCCTGATGCATATGCCGCGCTTGACGTGGTATCCCGCGAACTGGCCGGCCTGATTCCTGCTGTGACTGTTGACGCCTCCGTCAATACCGCAGCCCTGAATCAGTCTGTTTTCGTTCCTGTCGCCCCCGCCAGCAATGCCGCTGCCAGCATCACGCCGGCCATGTCTATTCCGGCTGAAGCTGACCAGACCATTGGCAACGTCGAAATCAAGATCGACCAGCAGTACGCAGTTCCGTTTAGCTGGTCCGGCTCCGAGCAGGACGGCGTTAACAAGGGCGCTGGCTACCTGACTATCCGTCAGAACCAGATTGCTCAGGCAATGCGTACCCTGGTGAACAAGATCGAGCTTGATCTTGCCAACCTGTACAAGAAAGCCTCTCGCGCAGCCGGCACCGTCACCACAACCCCGTTCGCCTCTGATCTGTCTGGCCTGTACGCTGCCCGCAAGATTCTTGTGGATAACGGCGGTGCAACCTCCGACATTCAGTGCGTGATTGATACGACTGCTGGTGCCAAGCTGCACACCCTGTACGGCATCAATGCTGACCGTGATAACTCGGCAATGGCTCTGCAACAGCAGGGCGTGCTGATTTCTCCGTCCGGCATTCCAATCCGTGAATCTGCCCAGATCGTTAGCGCAACTGCCGGCACTATGGCATCTGCCACATCGACCTCGGCTGCCTTCACTGTTGGCCAGACTGTCATTCCGCTGGCAACCGCTGGCACTGGCGTGGTTGCTGCTGGCGATGTCATCACCTTCGCCAATGACACCAATCAGTATGTGGTTGCATCGGCTACCTTCGCTGGTGCCAATCCTGCGTCTGGTGACAGCATCACCCTGGCTGCTCCCGGCCTGCGTGTTGCTCAGGGCGTGGCTACTCGCGCCATCACTGTCGTGGCAACTGGCCCGCGTAACATGGTGTTCAACCGATCTGCAATCGTGCTGGCTACCCGTATGCCGGAACGTCCGGAGGAAGGCGATCTTGCGCTGGATGTGATGACCATCACTGACCCGCGCACTGGCCTTAGCTTCGAGCTTTCCATCTACGGCGGCTACCGCAAGGTTCGCTATGAGCTGGCTCTGGCTTGGGGCGCGCGTTGCATCAAGTCGGAACACACTGCGCTTCTGCTCGGCTGATCTACATGAACCGGGGGGCTTCGGCCCCTCGCTTCTCATTATTCTTAAATCAGCGGGGGCGTTATGACACTGACAGTAGAGACTGGCGCAATTGTTACTGGCGCTAATTCCTATGT